AGCTGGCAAATCGACTGATGTTGTTCTGAAGGGTCTCAATAGTTTTTTTACGTGATGACCGGGTATTCTAATATTGCGGTCTACTATAATACTATGTTCTCTTTGATGCAACACCATAAATACAGTATGTCTGATTTAAATGATATGTATCCTTATGAACGGGATCTGTTTGTGGATCTATTGATGCAACATCTAAAACAAGTAGAAGAACAAAGAAAAAATGGCTAAGAAAAGAATATTCGCCGGTAGAGTGGGGCCAATAAAATATTTTTTCGATGAGAACGGAAATGTTGTTGATCAAACCGGAGCAGTTGCGCCGCGCGCTATTGCTGCAGCTATACTAGCAGGTATTGAATCTATTCCAGAAGTTAAAGTAGAAGACAAAGCTCCAACTACACCTAAAGCTCCAGAAAAAGAAGAAGGCAGGTTAAGCAGAGTAACACAGAAAGTATCTTCTGGCAGGGGCCCACTTGACGGGACTTTAGGTAATATAGCAAAGACTATAGGGGCAGGAACTATCGCTGCTTCTGTAGGATCTATTCCTAGTTTTCGTGGCGTTGCAGCTGCTACTCTTGATGCTGCAGGTGTCGGCGGATTAGTCACGATGGGGGCCGAGGGCGGGGGAACCGGCGGCAGGAGATCTGCAGCGTCTCCGTCAGGTGGAGGGAAAAATCCAGGAAAAGAATCTGTTGGCATCTTAGAGAGCATCTTGAATGTCTTGCAAGATAACAATGAACTGCTTCAAGACCTATTATACTCACTGACTGCCGCAGCAAAAGGCCGCATCGAAGCTGAAAGAGAAGCTAATAGAAAATCAGGAGAAGCAGGTAAAGGTGTTACTGACACAGATACAAAAGAGTTAGAAGAACAATCATCTTTAGGTAAATGGAGCAAGATAATCGCAGCGGCGTTAGGAAGCGTCTATGGAATCATCCTAGGTTGGTTGAAAACTTTAAAGTTTTTTGCTGAGGCACTATTACCTGAATCGCTCATCAAATCTATCAAAGGTAAATTTACTGCTATCGGCACATTTTTTGATGATGTATTTTTAAAATTAAAAACACTCTTTACAAAAAATATTCAAAATATTGGCGTTGTATTTGAAGAGGCGTTTAGTAAAATATCCAATCTTTTTAAGAGCGTAGGTTCAGAATCTAGATTAGCTAGAATACTTACAGCTTTCGGACAGGGGATAATTAAATTATCAGCACCCTTTATCGAAGCGTTTAATGTGCTTAAAAGTTTAATTTCGGGTCCAGCTAATTATATAGTAAATGTATTCAAATCATTTAGCGGGATATTTACTGGGGTAGCAGGAACTGCAGGAAATATGATGAAATTTTTAAGGGGATTTGCTGGCGTATTTAAATTTGTGTCCAGTATCGTTAGCAAATTGGTATATCCATTATTCGTTGTCATGACTTTATGGGATACAGTCAAAGGTATGATAGAAGGTTACGAAAAAGAAGGAATTGTTGGCGCTATAGCCGGAGCTGTAACAGGATTGTTTAACAGTTTACTATTTGGTCCTCTAGATATGCTTAAAAGCGCTATAGCATGGGTATTGGGTAAATTTGGATTTGAAAATGCTGAAAAAGAATTAAACTCATTTTCTTTTAGTGAAATGTTTACAAATCTTATCGGAACAGTCAAAGATTTTTTTATTGACATAGGAAAATGGGTTGGTGAGAAAATGGCTGGCGCATCAGTCAGTTTTAATGAATGGTGGGATAGCTGGTCTATATCAGGTGCGTTAATTGAAAAAGTCAAAGTTTTTTTCATTGACATAGGAAAATGGGTCAGTGAAAAAATGGCTGGTGCATCAGTTAGCTTCAATGAATGGTGGGCTAGCTGGAGTATAACAGGTGCGATAACAACAGCATTTGAAGATTTTAAACAAAAGATAATAAATTACTTCGGGCCTGAATTTGTTGCAAAAATAGGAGAGATTGCTAACTTTGATCTTGCCGGTTATATTAGCAAGAAGATAGGTGAAGCTATAGATACAGTTAAAAACATGTTTGCTAATCTCGGATCTATAGTCAATGATTATGCCTATGATCTGTGGGAATCTACTATAGGTAAAATACCGGGAACATCCAATCCTCTTACTAGATCGACAGGTAATCCTGATAGCGAAACTGGCATAGCTGCTGGAAAAGCTGCCGAACGTTCGGTTCTAACCGCTATTACAAAAATGAGCCCTCGAGGGGCTTATACTACTCAAGAAATGGCAGGTGATCAAAGATTTGATGAAGCTGAACCGACTTTTAATAATCAAGAACAGCCTACATTTACAGGTTCTGCTAGCGCTAATTTTGGCAACAGTATGGCGGATCTAATGCCGATAGAAAATCCGACTGCTCCTGCGTTCTTAAAAAGAGTAAATGATCTTGCTATATCAGCGTCAGCTCCTGCTGCACCAATCATAATAGACAACTCTACGAAGAACAATGTGACAAATAGCAGGCCTTCTTCGATATCTCCTAGAGTGAGTTCGGGGACGCCAAGCACCGCCCCCGTTGTCTCTCATATGGAACGAGCACACCTCGCTACTGTAGGTGTGACTCCGTAAGGATCACTCAGACGCAAGTTTCTTAAAGAAACTGAGATCTTCATCATCGTCATCCCATGGAGCAGCAGCCTTAGGGGCTTCCTTCATAGGTGCTGATTTCTGAGGAATCTGGAAAGCATCTTCCTCTTCATGATGTGCAGCTGCCGGAGCAGATGCGGAAGATCCCAATGCCTTCTCGAGCTTTGCCTTGAGATCAGCATACGACTTGAAGTGCTTAAGATCGACAAGCTCTGTCAAGGAATGCTCACCCTTCCAGATCGTCTCCATAGCAGCATCATCTTCGAGCAGGACAGATGGCTTATCAAACTCTGACTTATCATAGTTACGATAACCTTCTACCTGACGGATCTTCAACTTGAAGTTAGCACCTTCCCAGAAGTCAAATGGGTTGATCTTCACATCATCAGCGAACTGAGGATGCATCGCTTCGTTCAACTTGTCGAAGATCTTCTTGCCGTACTTGAACAAGAATACCTTTCCATCATTCTCAGGACGAGTAGGATCCTTGATGACCATGATGTTTGAGTAATAGCTAAGACGACGCTTCTGTGCCCGGACGATTGCCTTATTCGCTTCGATCCCAGAATTCCAGAGCTTCGTGTTGTACTCAGATACAGGATCTGCTTGACCTAGCGTAGTCAAGCTCCGCTCGATATACCAACCACCAGCACCCTGGAACCCATGGTCCCAAATGCGAACGAAAGGCACATCTTCTCCGACTGGCGCGGGAAGAAAACGGATGACCGCATAACCATTCCCTGCCTTATCGACGTCTGGTTTCCAAAACCTTTCGTCGTCTTGACGATTGCCTTCCTGAGACGTATTCTGGCTCAGTTTGTTGAGTTCTGCAGTGAGCTTGTCAAAGTTTGACTTGCGATTCTGCTTCATTGCTTCAAAGTTAATTACAGTCATTTATATTCTCCGTTGTATGACGATGTATGATTTATTACGATTTATGATATATCAAGAAAAACGCTTTCTCAAGATATCACAGTATTTATCCTTTTCATATTCAATGAAAGGTCTAAATTTCTTGCAGTTCATGGCGATCTTTGGCCATAGGACTGGATCAGTGATCTTCTTATTCCAAGAGCTAAAGAAGCGAACACAATCATTGATGATGATGAATGTCTCTTTAGATATCTTCTTGCGATTAAGGAGTTTAAGTAGATGAGGATAATCACCTTCTTCTACTTTGAAGTTATCATCGAAATCTTCTAATAGATTATCGATATCATTATTAAAGATATAAGTCAGTGACTGCTTACGTCTTAGATAATCATTATACACGTATTCTTTGTTAGTGTCAAACATATCTCCGACCCATAGCTTGCTATTTTCAGAGAAGTTTGCGACAAGGAACGTCAAAGGATCTTCATGCTTTGACAGCTTATAGAACATGTACTTGTCTTTACGTGTCTCGAACGTATGTTCAGATGCGTTGACTTTGCCGTGATATTTGAAGTAATCATATGACTCAGTCGTGAAATGATTCTTTATAGCCGTATATAATTTGTATGCTTCAAATGGTGTAATTGTATTTCTCCATTTAAAAAAATATAAATAGAATGTAGTTCACGGAGTGGAGTCCCAACTACTCTATGTCAATAGGAGACACAGCATGATCTATTTATATGTAAAAACACATAATTTGACCGGGTTAAAATACCTCGGTAAAACTGCTCATAACCCATACAATTATAACGGCTCAGGTAAATATTGGCAACGTCATTTAAAAGAACATGGTTATAGTATTTCAACTGAAATAATATTTCAAACTAAAGATAAAGAAGTATTTAAAAATACTGCAATTTTTTATTCTAAATTATGGAATATAGTTAAATCAAACGAATGGGCTAATTTAACTTTAGAAGAAGGTCAGGGAGGATCTACTAATAAAGGGCGTAAATTTGGACCTAAACCAGAACATATAAGAGAAAAACTTAGAGTTGAAAAAGGTCCAAGAGGCCCTCAAAAAAATCCAAGAAAATCTGGGTATAAAAGACCTAACTATAATCCATCACCAGAAGCTAGAGCTCTCATGGGACGTAAAGGTATTCCGAGAGGCATAGAATCAGCAAAAAAAGCTTGGATAACAAGACGTACTAACGTAATTAAATCGGCAGTCGTGCTGTCTTTCTCATCAGATTGAGTTCTTCAGCCTCATATTGGATCTTAGATTTCAATAGAGTGCTTTGCTTGATCATCGAAGCCGCAGTTTCTACTTCGATATTGTGTGTCTCGCAATAATAGATGACAGCATCAAAGAATCCGATCTTCTTATCTGATACTAGCTGTGTTATCTCTTTCACAAAATCTGATGATGTCTTGATGTTATTTAACTGCATTGAGTTCCTCTAATCTATTACTTATTATCAACGAAACTCTTGAGATCTTCTGCTAATAGCAAGATTTCAGATTTAGTTGGATATCCTAGTCTTGAGATCATCGTCTCACGCTCTGCTTGATCTTGAATCTCACGAGCACGTTCTAGATCAGCGTAATACTGACCTGTGAGTTGGCTCTGTGCAAAATTCAATAGATCGAGGCGGATCTCGTATGGTGTCTTAGTCATGTTATAGTCTCCTGTTGTGTGTTTGTTGTGTCAGTTCACTTAGCGATCTTTTCGTATTCGCTATTGATCTCTTCTTGTAGATACCACATCGCTTTATGCAGATCTTCGATCCTCTTCGAAGGATCCTTCTTTCCTGCACGAGCAATATATTTGACCGTATTTCCTAGCGAGAATCCCAATTCCCAAGCCCTTATCACTTTGATTGCTTCATAAGGATTTTCCTTGCCGCCGTAGTGTTCAGGATGATTGACAGCCTCTTTCTTATTGGC